TGCCAGAACTATCTGCAAATGCCATTAATTTATGGCCATGGTCATAATTAGCAGCAGTGGAATTTGAAGCATGAACCGGCATTATAATACCTAAATATTTTGGTGTTTTTGCAGCTTCGCGCGCCTCGCCGGCATTGGCATTTATATATTTAGCACCATTAGTATTTCTACTTGCTACAACGTCTAAAGTGTCACAAAATGATTCACCAAGCCAATATGACGAGGTTTGAGAGCTAATGTCTGTGCTGACCAATGTTGGATTTGTATTAAAAACTCTTCGAAGATAGTTTCTATCTCCGCTATCAATTGAAAACTCAATTGTTTCGCTGAAGCCCATATCGCTATTTTCAATACTTGCTTTAAAGCGGCCGCTTGCATCTGACTGCATTAATACACTAATTGAATGAAGCGAGGCAGTGCCCGCTGCATTATTTCCGTCCAGCCCAATGGAGCCGCCATTCATATACCAAATAGCTGCCAATGAGCCGGTCGTTTGAGTGCGTGCGCCGGCGTTCAATGCCGCATACCCCGCCGATGCAGAAATCTTGGGCGGAAACACCCAAAGACCGAATGCGCCGCCGATGCTATTACCTTGCTTAATGCCGACAGATGCATCGTTAACAAGCACCTGATCAGTTCTCCAGCCGGCTTGGCCATTGTTATTTGCAGTAGCGTCTGTTCTATTTTTATGTTCCGTGCCCAACAGGCGCACAATATTAATTGTGGGCGAATTTTTAAGCCACGCCTGTGCAGCATATGCAGCATAAGTTGGAGCCTGGGGCGTACCGCTTCTCCAAACGTCTGTTCCGTCACCACCAGCAGTAGGTGTTCCAAAATAATCAACAAATTCTGCGAATGAATCTACTTGCACGGGGCGCATTGCTGGGCCCTTTTGAGTGGTGCCAATGATTAGTGGCCCTACGGGCTGTGGTTCGCTCGGCAACTGTGAATTGTCAATTTCGTTTAAGAAAACGCCGGGTGAAATAAATTTGAATTTTCTGGCCATGTTATTCGCTCTCCTGAATATTACATTTTAATGCTACAATAAATAGTTAATGAAATGTCAAAACGCAGGTGTTAACCTCTGAAGTCTTCAGTACCAACTTCATTTATATCTCCAACCCAAACCCTTTCTCTTGTAAATTTAAGATCCACAAGATTTTCTCGTATAGCGACCTTTGGCGTTTCTTGATTATCTTCTGAGCCGATTAAATATCCAAGCACCTTGAGCTTGACGACAGTTTCATATTTCTTTTCTTCTTCTGCCAAAGATGCAATATTATTATCTGCAGCATAACTATCTTCTACAAAGATATCATAAAAATGATTATCTTGTTCCACCCTAAATTGATTTATGCCCCCAGTATAAGTTGCAAATGGCGCCATCATTTCGTTCATCTGTTGCTGATAATCTGCACGTAAATTAATATTATACGAAAGATCATAATATACCGGAAATGGAATAGAAATCGTTTGATAAACAATTTTTTTATTTTTCTTTTTCTTATTGGGGAAATAATATTGCCCTAATGCCTTATTTGAGTCTGTTGCTGCAAAATTTCTTGTTTTATTTTGATTCATTATTTTTGTCAAAGTAAAAGCGCCGCCTCTATATCCACGAGCACCCATATTATCCGGATAAAGATGCCCAGGTATTGGCCTTTTTGTCACTGGCGTCTTGGTGACGCTCTCTCGTTCAATTGTCATTAAAGGAAAAATAAGAGATTCAGAATCAACGCTTCTCATTTCGCGCTTATTTTTAATTTGAAAAGCTCTTTCGGCGGTAATCCAAACAACAGGAATTTTCTTCCAACCATCATTTGTGGAAGAATGAATATTTAAAACATCGTCGATCCACCTTAAAACCGCTTTATCAATTGTTTCAAAAGTTGATGGCTTTAAATTTAAAACTCTGCCCGAAGTCTGTGTTTTACTCGGCATTGAACTTACCCTCTCTTGCTCTTACGCACTTGGCTAATACCTCATAGCGCGCGTCTGCTTGTCCATAAAGTTGTTTTGGCTCATCCAAAGAAACAATTTCATAAAAAATGTCGCCATACAAAACAAAGTCGCCTTCTCTAACAAAAATATCTTGATCTTCTGTTAATCTTCTCTTGTGAAAATGTATGGTTATAGATGATTTTCTATCCACGCCAAATTTTCCAGTTTCTGTAGTGAGCCCTTCCCACTCAACTAACGCATAAACTCTAATAGGCGGCAAAGAAGTTTTCTTGATTGCTTCGCCATAAACATCATGAAACTTTGAATGCTCGACACTAACTGAATAATACAATACTTGTTGACCAACAACACGTTCAATGACTTCATCACCGATTTGTTTTGCAAAGTTTTTTTCCTTTTCGCCCGCAAACAACGGCGAAGGCGGTGCATCCGGTTGTGACCACTTGTCTTCTGCCATCTAGTTACCCCACAAATATTGGAAGCGGCACCATGCCTTGAGTCTTTGTAGCATTTTCGGCTATTGTTGCATCTCTCTCAGCTAGCTTAGCGTATGTCAATTCGTCCAGCACTGTTTTTAGTTCGTCTCTTAGTGCATCTTGTTCAGCCTTTGCCTGCGATAACAAATCGCCCGAATTAAGAGTAACAGTATCGCCGGGAATCGGTATTGTACCACCAAACTTACCTCTAATTTGGCCTAGCATCTCTTTTGACAATGCTAGCGCAAATCTTCGAATCCACTGTTTGCCAATACTATTAATATTGGCATATGGAATATTTGCATAGGGCAGCGTATTCATATTATTAACGCCTTCGACGCCTTTCTTTCTATCAGTTAGGTATTCTTCCCACGGCTCCTTTTCGTTTTCAATAGTAAATTTAACCCAAAATTTTGAAGGGCCTGCGTCGATTGGCGCCGGATATAGTCTTAATTTATTATTAAATAATTCATAACTATAATTTGACGTTCTGGTCATGATGCTATCTTCAAAAGCCATGGCCTGCATTTTATTTTGCCAAGTTGGAACAACTTCAAAAGTCGATTCATCAGCATACATTCCATAAGTTGACATATTGCCAATTACATTTAAGCCGCCATAATATGCAAAGAATCTCCACATTGATCTTGGAGTTCTATGATATACTTTTCTAACAACAACTTTCTTTTTTCCAACTTTGTTATAATATCCAAATGTTGAGTTGCTGCTGTCTATTGACGCCGAATATATAATATCCTGCAAATCATAGTCCTGTACGCTGTTCGTCGGCGAAAAAGAAGCAGAATAGACATTGGCATCGCCTAATAGCCCGTCGGCGGCGAGGCCGTCTGCAGCGCGCTGTGAGTATTTAAATGTAAATCTCGGGTATTTGAGTTCAACGTTTTTATTTTTTAATCCATCGTCTACTTTAATTTCGCCGTCTTCATCAAATGAAGCAGTTGTAGTGCCAAGCAAATCACCTAATGAATTCTTGGCCTGATGAATATTAACAATATAAGAATACTCTAACACTGACTCTTCATAGGCAGCATAAACATTGCCTTCTGTTAATTCAACGTCTAGTACATCTCCACCCAGCTTTTTATAAACAAACGCAACTTGATCTTTAGCCGCGTCGACAAATGTTGATTCATTTTGATACATCCCATAAGGAAGCGCGATGGTAACATTATCTGCATTTCCAGTTACTGGTAAAATAACTTTGCTCAAAGTGCTGGCTGGTGTAAGAGTTGGCTTTGCCATTATAGTGTACTCCTCGTAACATAGTAATTAGTTGAGTGGCAAAAAGAAAACCCCATCTTCCGAAGAAGATGGGGTTTTCAAATATCACCTACAAGGTTTAGTTACGGCTTAATTAGCGTATGTTACCGCAATTGTTCCACCAGAGGTTCTAATCATCGCTTTACAACTCATCGTGTCCGTGTTGGCGCCAGCATGAAGATAAATATAAGATCCTGCCAATATTGTACAATCGCCCGTGTCGGTCAAAACAATTATCTGATCGGCGTCTGACGGTGCAGTCGCTCGATTCATAATGTCCGAACCATCTGCAGTAGTGATCAGCTCGCTCGATTCAGCATCCAACTCATTGTTGCCATGCAAAGTTAATTTAAGAACGCCGCTTGAGCTAAATGTATTACCGGTAAAAAGAATTAAAGTTTGATCTTCCGCGGTCGTCATATCGGCGGCGGTGGCCATGGTCACCGTGCCGCTTACATCACCAGTCAATCTGGTAATTCTTTGAGTCACCGTCGGCGTGGTGCCGGGTTCGGCGGTAGTACCGATTGCAACATCGGCTCCAGCAACTCCTGTTTCGCCGAAGACGATCGAGGCCGATGCGGCGCTTGGTGGGTTTTCATTTGTGTCGGTATCGGCCATGCCCGACTGGACAATAACCTTCGACAAATTCATCATCACCTGCGCTGGCGTTAACAGATTAAGCGTCGACTCTGCTTGTGCCTGCCCCTGCAATGGCCCACCAAAGTTACAATTCCACTGAGTAGCATACCCAAGTTGGGACAGCGTACCAGTGATAGAATTGTCAAATCTCTGAATAGCATTAAACTTCGTTTCAGGCCCCCAAGTAATATCTCTCTTTAAATTTTCCATAAGGGTCTCAAGGTGCCCCAATCCTATTCTTCTTCCCATAATATTTTCCTCCTTATTATGTTATTGCAATAACTTGATTTTAATCACGAAACACACCCAGCCACTTCGACTATGTTTCTTTAAGGGTCAGTGGCCCCAACCCCGGAGAATAATCCCAAGTTACTATAAATAGTTCTCACAAAAAAGAAAACCCCCCGCTCCGAAGAGCGGGGGGTCGGAAATTAATCCTCTTTAGTCAGATTGACTTAGCTGGTTGCACCAGACTCACCAATCAGACCACGCACGATAACAAGACCGTACATATCAGGACGAACCATCTTTTTCGCGTAACGCGTCATGACACCCTTACGGGGCACGAAGTCTTCCGGTCCAAAAATAGTTGGCGTAACCTGCAGCGGAACATAAGGAGCATAAACATAGCCACTCTCAAGGAAGCTAGAGCCCTTACGACCAACAAGGATAACATTTCTCAGGAAGTAGGGGTCAACATAAACGTCCCACTTCTTCGAAACAGTACCAACCTTGATGCCACCGGCAGTGCCCTTGTCAGCGTCAACAGCAACCGAAGCACGGAAACCAGAGGTGAACTCTAGAATCGAAGCAACTTCAGGACTGCAAACAATGAAGTTCGCACCACCACGGATGGTCTTACGATGAATACGAGCAGAGAGATCATTAACGGTCTCTAACAAAGTCTCATACCACTCGCTAACCGTACCAGTAAAGTCAGGCGCTGCGGACAACGCACCAACCTCTGCACCAGTCTCCTTGTTAACGAACAGACCGGGTGAACGCGCCCAGTAAAGCGTACCAGCAGTGGCACCCTTAACGAGATCAACGAGAATCTCACGATCAATTTCCAAAGCAATCTGCTCTGAAAGAATCGAAGTCAACTCGACTTCAGCGTCGAGGTTGTGGTAGGCATTGAGATCCTGTCCCAATTCCGGAGTCCACTTAGCCTTGAGCTTCTTGGTCTGTGCCGTAACACTTACAGAATCAACCTTGATGTCGATCTCGGGAATGAAACCCTGTGTATCGCCAACAGTATTGGTCGCCTCTTCCAAGCCCCAGAGATCAGTGCCGCCAATGCCACCAAGGGCACGAGCGCCAACATTCTGGAACTGATCGCTGAGCGGATACTCAAACCATGGGCCGGCACTGCCGTCGCCGCCAGCGCCCATACGGCCTGCGCCGCCGCCGCCGCCGCGAGCCCACGTACCCGACATCTGAGCAAAAGTCTCAGAACCAGTTGCAGCAAATACCATGAGATATCTCTGATCTCTTTCGCCGCCTGTCGAGTCGGCGAGTTTGGCCCGAGTCAAAATCGGATCTAAGCGAGTAAGCCTACGAACCAACTTGCCAGAATGGCCCGAATAGCCGCCTGTAGCTGAGCGCGGATCTTCGTTCGAACCCAAGCCGGCGTCGATCGCATGCGATGAACCCGAAACAGCATTAATGGCAGTTAAGTTGTTGGTATCAAGCTGATCCCAAGCTGAACTGCCCGAGACAGTACAAACAATAACTTTCTTACCAACTAGATCCGGATCGTACTGTACGAGACGGTCGCCGAGATCTGAATAATCAGTGCTCTTCACGGTACCAGCTAAAATTACAGTGTGGCCAGCGCCAACGCTGCCGAACCAACTACCACCAACGGTACCTGAAGCAACAATAACACACTCAATGCCGTGAGTATCAGCCGTCGCGGCCTGACCGCCGAAACCAACACTACCAGTTGCCGATGAGTAACCTTGATTCAAGCTGTAAAAACTTGTCTCTTGGCCCCACGAACCAGAAGCACCGACGCGTCCGCCGCCCTTAAAGCCGGCCAAATCAACGCCACCAGTAATCTGCTGACCTACGACATTGCCGCCATACAACGAATCTTGAGTGTTGTTCGCATCATACCCCAACCGGGTATTCGCATGCTGGAAATCCAAGAAGAAGATGAGTCCACTAGGGAGGCTCATCGGTTGTACGCTAACGAGTTCGTTAGCAATTAGCCCACCGAATACACGGCGAACGATCGGAAATGCGACGGCCGCAAAGCCCTCAACATCCGCATTAGCCATAGCAGAAACTTCGCGAAGAAGCTCCTTGGCTTGGTTTTCTAGCAAAACCGCCATCGCGTTTCTGCCTCTATCGCTTTCGATTCCTTCCAAAAGACCAGTTTGCTCCCACTTCGTAAGCAGGGCGGCACCTTCTTTTGCAAGATCACGTGAAACGATATTTTCTGTTAATCTTTCTACAATACCTGACATAATTCTTTCCTCCTATAATATAAAAATTTATTTAATTCCAGCCAATCGCATCATACGCTTGGTGAAATCATCAGTATTATTAGCTTTCTCCTCTTTCTTACGAGAGTGGAGAAGAATCGAGGACGAATTTCGTTTATTTACTGCCTCACTCAGTGATTTTGGCGTTCTGTTAACAGAGGGGCCCACTGTGCTTCGAAGAGCTTCAAACACGATTTTCGCTTGCTCCATTGTATCAACATTATTAATAGATTCGACAATTTGTCCTCTTTGTCGCTCATTCAGGGAGGCATCCATTAATGCTTTGTTGATGTAAAAAAGTTTTGCATTCATTAAATGAACATCTTCAAACTTTTCCTTAATTTGGCCTACTGCTTCCACCAATTTATTGTTGGAAACCTCAAACCGTTTAAGTTCTTTTTTAAGTTGCTTATTTTCTTTTTGCAACTTGTCGTTCTTTTTCTTTTGCTTTTCGGCATATTCTTCAATTTCTGCTGCAATTTCTTGCACCATTTGAGTGTCGTGAAAAGCGTTTGTTGGCCTCATTTGACCGTTGGCAAAGCCGCCATCAGGCTGGGCTTTGTAATCCATTGTAAGTGTTTCGGCCAATTCATCTAAAAGATCCTCATCGAGGGCAACTGCCTCGGGGCCTGGATCCGGCTCGGCGCACTTGTTGTTTTCGTCGCACTTCACGCCCGGCTCGCAGTCATCATCGCTCATGCACACAGCACCGCCTTCGTCTAGCTTTTTAGCTTCGCGCATTGGAGTAATCTTATTTTTGCCGGTCCCGCGGGCGGCATCATAATCTAAATGGTCTAATTCTATTTCTAAAACAGTGTTTTCATCAATGTCCTCTGCCAAACTTTCATAAAAAGCTTCTAATGTCTGGCCAGCAATGCCGCCGGCGGCTTTTGCTTGTTTAACGTCGGCGTCGTTTGTAATATTTTCGGGTGTCGGTGCACCGGGAACGGCCGCTTCTTCGCCGCCCAAACCAAGATCGCCGCCTAGATCGTCGCCCATTCCAAGATCGGCGCCGAGTTCGTCTTGTTCTAGAAGCTGTTTTACTGTTTCTTTTATTTGATTTGAATATTGCTCAACCACTGCTTGCTCTGCGCTTTGAATGGCGGCTTCTCGCAGCGCTGCAGCGTCGACAATCGCCTGCTCTAACATTGATGACATAGAGTACTCTCCTGATAACTATAGCTATCAATAAATAGTACTGTAAAAATTAAAACGACACAATTGTTGTGTTAACCCACGCCAGCAGAGCCAGACCAGTTGCCGCCGCCAATAAATGATCCCGACCTGTGATTTACTGTCGCGGCGTAACCCCAAAATCGATCCTCAGAACTACTAATGAATGGTGTGCTACCAGTTGGAATATATGTCAATTCTGCAATAACACTTGCAGTCGCACCAAGTTCGCTCGTAGAGTGCGATCTAAGATACAGCCTTTCGACTCTCACATCCATTGTAATAGATGAACTATTGTGCAACACGCCATACCACGAAGTTGTGCCGGCGACGCTGTGACCACCGGCGATGCCAGAGATACCTTTTACACCATGATAACTAAATCCGTATCTAAGTGGAGCAAATTCAGATGCAGTAATATCATTTATAATAGTAATTCTTTTTGTCACAAAAGGAAATTGAATTTCAACCACCTCAGTATCAAACACTTCAGCGCCCGCGGGTATACCTACGTTAACTTCTTGATTATCGTCGGCTGGCCGCGGAATTGGAATAGATGAAGTAACATAAGGTACGCCGGACAATTGATATTGCCCAACCGCGCCTATGCCGGGCCGATAATAGTGTCTCCATTGTGCTGGTTTATTAAATGTAGCCATTATTGTTTACCTCTATTAACGTCTTGCCTTTTCTTTAATCGTCTTTTTTTGTCAGAACGCTTTTCATAATACATTCTTTCTCTAGTCTCTTCAATTATTCTTTCTTTTCTCACCAATTTAACAAACCTTCTCAGCATTCTTTCAAATGGTTCATCGCGATATGCCCTGACTTCTACATGTCCTTTTTTCATAAATCTTACTCTTTAATTAGGTGCTTCCAGACATTTGCGCCAGGGATCTTTGAAATATCAACCCCGGAATCTGCCGGATCTACATTAGAAAGAGGAGAGTGGCCGTCGGAAGCTGCAGCGGCTCGCATTGGCCTTGTGCCTTCAAAAATATTAACACCATTAAATGCTTCTTTGCCTATTGCATCTAATAATTTTTTCTTTGTGTCCGCGGCCTTCTTTTTAATTTCTTTTCTTTCATTAATTAATTCTTTTTGTGGCTCTGCTTTTTTTGCCTCATAAACAACATTGTTGTTCGTGCTTTTAATAACTTCAGAAATTATTCCAGAAAGTACGCCCTCTTCAAAAAGTATTTCTTTAATACATTCTCTTATAATAGGTTTTACTTTATTTTTAAATTCGCTGCGCTTCATTTTAATCCTCTAAAATATCATTCAAAGCACGATTGATACGATCTGCTTTTGTAAAAACGCGACTCATAAACTCTCTACTTTCTTGTAAACTTGGCTTCATAAAGGCGTCTTTTGTTGATGGGTCCGCGACAATATCAAAACAGATAAGCTGAAAATCGTCTTGAACATATGTATGGCCAGCCCTTTCTTCTACAGAGCCTAAGCCTCTTGACGATATTCCAACTTGTACTCCACTCTTTATTAAAGACTTTAAAATTTCACCAGAAGGCGTGCTTAAAGCTTTAATCTTGCCCATCATATCATCTCCATTAAACCAAACTTCTGTTACAATGTGAGAGCAGTTCTGTAAATTTACAACCGAACTCTCTGGATGATCAAGCTCTCCAAGGGCGCGCCTTTCTTTAATAAGCTTCATATAATTTTTCATTTCACGCTGTAAAACGCGCAACGGATAAACTCTTCCATTTCCGTTTTTTGCTTCAGCGCGCTGCATGATACCAGTTAAATAAAGCGCAGTGCCATCACGCATTTCTGCTTTTTCGCGCTCGGTGAGTAAATCTTGGCATACGCCGCCTTCGCACAAAGCATAATACTCTTGTAAAAGAATTTTTTCTTTCATTCTGGTCCGCCTTCAGATGTGGCCGTCAATTTAACAGCCAATTGTGAAGTTAAATCAGGGTCGCTTAAAACCAAACTTTTTATCTCTTCGGCCGCCAGAGCTTTAATGGCCATTTCAGCCTTTAAGGGGTCAACAGTAATAGCGCCCATTTTTTTCATTTCTTCTTTAATAATGCGTTTAAGTTTTTTAACACTCACTTTCATTTATTCATTCCTTGCGGGCGTTACCCGCACGAATATGCAGCCGCCTTTGCAAAGTCGCGGTGG